TGAGCCGGCCATTAGTAACTCCAATTTCCAGTGTTTACGCCACCACCCTGGTAATTTGAAGAGGAAAATCCACCGCCCCCGCTAGATTGACCCATGTTTTGCTGTTGACCTTGATATTTTCCTGCAGCAGACCCCTGACCAAATGCCTGACCTGCTTGCATTCCAGCTTGACCGCCTTGAGGACCGCCAAAATAAGTACCCGCAACTGCGCCAACGGCTCCCATGATATTTCCCTTCATTCCAGCTTCTCTAGCTGCTATTGCTGCCCTGTTTTTATCATTGACTTCGTTATCTCCCATTTCTCCTTTTAGAGTTCCGCCAGCAGCTTCCTGAAGCAAAGCATCTTGTGAGTTTAATCCTCTAAATCCAAGCTCACTCGTTTGACTCAATCCGTTAAGAGCTTGTCCATAAACTCCAAGTCCTCTATTGATATATTCGTTTTGGAATTGACCAGTGTTTTTTGTAAGCTCCTCCATCAATGCGCGATTAGCTGCTCCACTTCCCTGCATTCCAGAGTTTGCTGAATTGTAATTTAGTCTTTTAGTTACTAAATCCTGCATGTATTTTTGGTAAGGCGACTCATTGAATCCTGACGCTATTCTGTCCTGCAAAGCATTTGGGTCTGCTATGTTTTTGTTATATTCATCAAGTGCTGTCGTTCCAGCTTGATTTCCTCTGTCTATATATCCGTTATATCGAGATGCCGCATCCTTCATTGCCTGTGCGTAGGCGTCAAAAGCTGCCTTATTGCTTGTATAAGGATTGCTTTTGTCTTTATCAAAGAATCCCAATGGGTCTAAAAATCCGCCAGTTGGGTCTTCCAAATTAAGAGCCATAATATTTACGCCATATAAAACTTAAGTTAAAGTAAATTGCTTAACAACCAAATTTCCGGAGTCAATAACGGAAGCATGGAAAGTATGGGTGTCATTGTTGTAAAAAATCTTTGCTGCATCCTTTTTTTCGGTAACATCAGCAAGTTGATTTGATGACAATAGTGTTGTCTGCAGCCCTGAACCCATATTTTGGCCAAGCCAAATATTTAAAGATGTTGCCCACTGATGCAGATCATCAACATGCGCATTAGCGGGAGGCTTTGGAATATTAACCGGTTGCATGTCTGCCATTTTTAGGTTCCTCCGCTCATGTAATACCAAGTTGGAAATGGAGCAGTATTTCTGGTGTTTGGTAATCCAAAAACACTTTCTGATTTCGGACGAAGATCAATTGATTTCTTATTCCTTAATGATTGAAACGTTCCTGTCCTTAATGATTCTTTTTTTCCGTCCCATTCAGCACCATAGTCAGCAGACAATCTAAAAGCTATTTCATAAGTTAAAGCAGTCTGCATAAATCTTGTTAGGCGTGCAGGAACATCGTCAAATTGTCCCAGATCAACAACAGAAATTCGGCCATCAACAATAAACTGATATGGAAATGTTGATGGCTTTGGGTAAACTTCTAACGTTTGATTCAATTGATCAAAATAATAGCTCTCTGGGTATCCAACAAGACCAATAACATCCTGAATCTCTCTGAACTCACTCAAAGTCCTTGACGTTAAAATATTGGAAGACCTGTTGATCACAAATGCCACAGAATCAACCTCTACGAAAGTTGTATTTTCAAGATTTTCAACGTTCGTAAATGTCGCGCTGCTTGCGTATGGTATTAAATCTTTCCATTCATCCAATATGTTATTCAGATGATTAAGGGCAGCCAGCAAATATCCACCGTCAACAATTTTCTCGAACTTCCTATCTTGCAAGGAATCGTATATTGCATTGGTCAATATTTGCTGTACCTTCATTCATTTCTCAATATGACTTAACAAAAAATACGGCACCATCTAAGTGCAACACATCATTTGTGGATGCAGATATAGCCAACACACCAGTTGATTGAGACGCTACTGTTCCAACATCAGATAGAATCAATGTTGCAGCACCACCGCCAGAGCCACCACCACCAGTTATCGCTATTCCAGATGTATCGTCATATCCTGTGCCAGCAGATGTTGCCGTTAAAGATAAAAGACCCCATAAAACGCTGAAAGTACAACCACCTGCTCCAGATGGATTTGCGGTTCCACTTTGAGAAATTGGAGTTGAGAAATTCAAATAACTACCAGCTGTTTGCACGGCAAGTGTTACTGGCTTCATATGAATATTTAGCGTTGCTCCAACTAAGCTTGCACCAGTCACTGGTTCAGCCGTCAATAATGTTGGGTTTACGGTATAAACACCGGCACTGACTATTGATAGAATGGCTGTTATAACGCCACCGCCAGAAACTGTTACGCTAGCCGTAAACTTTGTGCCAGTACCAGTTGTACCTGTTACAGTTTGTGTCCCGGGTGTTCCACCAGTTCCGCCAGCTGTGATGGTCGCTGAATATACGCCAGTATTTGTTACGCTCAACACAGTAGCAATTTCTGTAGATGAACTATCTGCGAGAGTTATAAGATCACCTGGAGCATTGCTTGTATCTCCGGTAGGATTTCCTAGAAGCGTGGCACTTAATGCGTATGCTCGTGGAACCAATACAGCACCAGAACCGTTCCCTGTTAGGCCAATTGTTGGCATTGTTTGATATGAGCCAGGAATATCAACCGTTGCGCCCTCTACGCCGCTAGAATCATTTAAAATATTTACGCCAGCTCCAGAGAATACACCCGTTCCAGTTGCTTCTTTCAATGCCGTTAAGAAAAAATCTTTTTCCGGTATAACCCATCTTGGCAATGTAAATAACGTATCTCCAGCAGTTGGTGAGCCAGCAGCAAGTCTAATTGCGCCAGTTAAATATGCTCTTCCGGTACCATCAAGTTTCAACTTTGGAGTATCTGATGTAGCGACAGCGTTATCAGAATCAAGCGTAAGCTCAATTGAATTCTGGCTAAGCTGTTGTTCTGAAATATCAGTTCTTAAATATGTGCATCCCTTTGGTGTTAGCTGCAATGCGGACATTTCTTAATCCTCGAAATAAGTTAGAGGGGCGCACAAAATACGCCCCTAAAGTTTTTTTACAATGCAGCACTTGGAATTGTGAGCATGTAAGGAGCAAAAGCCTTTGTCTTAACTAAAGTGTAAATACGATAGTTATTTGAAAGAGCCAAAGATGCGCCCTGCATTGTTACGTGCACAGGAAATCCAGGACTCAATTTTGCTGTCTTATTTCTTGTATCAGAGTTGATTGCGCCATAAATAGGAGGCATTTTCAATGCAACAACGCTCATGCCAGCTGGCATATACGCATAGTTCTGATCATAAGAAGGATAGATATCAACTGCTGCACCTGGTGCTGGTAATGCCATGACGTTCTGATGCTCGCCTGATGCCATCAATGGGAATGACAGGGTAACTGAAACGTTTCCTGCACCATCACCAACTGCGTCTTCAGCAGCTTTAACAACTAATCTCCAAGGAATTTCAGAATGACTAATGTCGTCACAAAGATATACGCTTGGGATAGAAATCAAATCACCAGCCTTAACAAGAACAGCTGTGGAAGATGCAACGCCAGCAAGCACAATTGATGCTCCGCCAGTTGCTACGCTTGTAACTGTTATTCCAGCAAGACCAGCACTAACACCTGCCGTATGACGTCTTAATGAGGTTGATCTCCAAACGTCAAAGTTTGCTAATCGACCTTTTTCAGCTCCACCAACACGTGCTGTTTTTGTGATCTTTTCGTTTATTGATTGGTTGAACATATTTTGTAATGAGCTTGACACAAGCTGAGAATCTCTTGTGTTCATCATCAAATAACGTTCATTGCCGAAGTGTAAATCTTCAGCCATGGTTTCAATGCTTGCAACTGCATCATAGTTATTTAATGGTTTAAGTTTTTCAATGCCATCAATAGGTGTCAGATAAGCGCTTGTCAGCATTTCAGTTGCGGAACGCTCTGCAACTTTTGCGGCCAATGCTTGATACGCTGGGAATCCGTAGTTATCGACTACAGCTTTTTGCTGCTGATCAGTCAATGCTTTGTCGCTTGAGATGATGTTGAATAATGCCTCATCTGAGTTTAAGTTACGAGTAACGCTCAAGATGTCATCTTCAGTGATTGTGTAGCTTACAGTTAAATCCTGTATATCTGTCGCCGTAACAACTAAACCAGTCTGAACTTCAGGGGAGCCAGGAATTTTAATATCAACGCTTCCACCGATAGCATATTCTTTTTGTTCAAACATGCCTTGGTATTTTTTGTTACAGGTTGCGTAAATAGGGTCTTTTAATTCAAAAAAGTCAGTTTGAGAATGGGCGATAAGATTTGAAAATAGTTGTTGGTTAGACACAAATGTCTCCTAGTAAAACGTTAAATTGAGATTGAGTAAAATCTGCATTTTTAACGTCTTGCTATAAGACGACGGCCTAAGCCCTCTTCGTTAACGCCTTAGGAAGGCGTCAGATTTAACGTCTCTGAGGTGACGATGGCACGAGCCCTCTTATTTATAGTCTAAGGAAGACTGATTATTTATTATTAATTCACATGTATCAGACATAAATTAAATTGTCAATTATAAGTTATCGTTAATATAATTTTCAAGATTAAATGAATCTGGCGCACCAACATCATCCAAGCTAACAGAAGGCGTATATCTTGGCGGATGAGGATATTTTGCAGTTGAGTCAAGTTGTCGGCTTAAATTGTTGATGAATGTCATAAATGCAACGCCTCCGTCTCCATTCCCCCATGCTCTTTCCGCCGCCTTAAATGTTTGAAGATCTCTAGGGTCTTTAAGTAAATGCTTGAAAACTGCTGGCGCGTTATCAAGATGTTTCAACAGCATCAGCTCTTCTTCTGAAACTTTTTTTAACGAATTTGGGTCATTAAGTAAGGACTTTAGTTCAGGGTCTTTTTCAGCGGCATCAGCAACATTCGTCTGAAGCTTTTGTATCTGAAGATGTTCTTCAATAATACCAGGCAAAGCTTCTGGCGGGATTCCTTTGCTTCTCGCTTCCTGCTCTACATTATTTGTAGAAACATATTCAGCAGATTCTTCTGACGTAGCTTTTCCTGACTCGAATTTCCTCTGAAGCTCATTAAGTTGTTTTGCTAATCCTTCAGCTCTCTTTGTTTCTGCTTCTGTTTTTTGCCTTTCAACTTTCAATCTATTTTTAATTGACGCTTCTAGCTTTTCTTTTTCTATATCTCTTTCAGGTTGAGAAACAACCGATTCCGGTAATTCTTCGTTGTCTAATTCCTGACTTTCATTCTCTTGCATAACATATCTCCTATTTAATAATTGCTGTTAACTTCTCAATGGTTACTCTATATTGGCCTTGGTATTGAAGATTTACAGTAAATTCATGACTAGATAAATTTGTTCTCCAAATTGTTACCGCATTTCGCTCGCCAGTATTTCCAATTGGCATTGGGACAGGATTTAGCCATTTCTCGGAATCAAGTGAAATGTTTAATCTTAAGTGTTGAGGCTCAACCGTTGATAACTGCTTATATCCCTGTATTATTCTTGCTTCTACTGCGTTCAACAGCATCCTGTAAGTTTCTGTACCCTTATAGTCTGTCAATCTTTTTGATTGAAACTCTCTTTTTTTGCTTACTGCGAATGAATCATCGTCTGTTAACATAAAAATACCAGATCGATCAGCTACTACATTTTCGCGAGTAACAGATGCGACAACATGATCATCTGTTAATGACCATGTTTTTGAATTTGTGCAATATACCCACGATATATTTGATACAGGGAAGTAAACATGGAAAAAATAATTACCAAGAAACTTATAAAAATTACATGTTAATATAGTATTGTCTGGGTATTTTGAAAATACTTTTGCCATTCCAGTTCCGCCGATTGGCTGAACTCCACCACTCGTTAAAACCATTGGAATTAGATTTGATGATACAAAATACAGTTCACTAAATCCTTGATCTGACCCATTAACTGAAATTGCGCCAAAATCAATCCTAAAGCTGTTGTCTTTTGCAAATGGAAAAAGATAAGGGCTATTACCGGAGCTTGGAATCCATTTTTCAACTCCAGTTGATCCAAAAATGTAAAGATTATCGTTTATAGTGTTTAATGTTCTAGCCCCACCCAATGCGCTTGATATTCTCTGCTCGCCATCAAGTGCTGGAAACAAAAGCATTTGATTTGGCTCTGATATTGCCCATTCACCAGTGTCTTTATCAAGAACAATTGCAATATTATTAATAATGGTTATTGATATAGGAGATGTAAAAGAAAACCCTTGATCCTCACCCATCACCAATAGTTCATTGGTTCCCTGAGTATATACATAGAAATTTTGTCCATCGACAAAGCCGACCTGAAACTGTTGATTTTCCGCAATCTGAACAGGTTGATTGTTATTCTTTACAACACTTATTACATTCATCCTCCCGTTTTTATCTAATCTCAAAAAAACATCGGACGTCAAGATTAAATACGAACCCCTTTGATATTTTGTTTCGATTATCGCCCTTACATTTTCAATCTCATAATTACCAGTTAAACTTTTTCTCCACGCCATACAATGAGGCATCCCATCCTCTCCAACAAACATATTGAATAGCTTTGGATATCCAAGCCTAGTTTCCCATTCTGGTTTTGTTCCCTCGTTAATTGGGATTTCCACAAATTTACGGGTTTGCTTGGCCAGCATTAGGCTCTCCTTCCTGAGCCTGAGGAGGGAGCTGCGGATTTTCACCAGAAGGATTTGGCGCGCCAGGTTGATTTTCACCCTGCAAAGCCAAATCATTATCGCCAATTACTTCGCGCATTCTGTCGATCATTTGATCATTTACAGATAGTTGAGCATTAAGCTGACTAACCGCTTTTGCGGATTCAGCTTGATCAGATTGAAGCATAAGTTTAGCGACCTCAATATCCCTGTCCGCCTCATCTCCAATAGCGCGAGCCAATTCTTTGATTCGATTCGTGTCAGCGTTCTTTTTGGCAGCAGATGCCTTTTCTTGTTCGGCAGCCGCAACCGCAACCGCTGATTGATAATTGGGGTCAGCCTTAAGGGCATCGATTTGAGCTTGTTGCTGTTGCTGTTGCCATTGAGCTTTTGCTTGTGAATATTCTTCTTGCGTCATCAATCCTTGAGAGAATTTAACCAAGTTGGGATCCATATCAGCCAACATACGCAATGATAATTCTCCAGCATCCTTACAATTTAAGTTTCTTAGGAATATGTCGCCAGTTGTAGAAAATAACTGAGGATTAAGTTGATAAATCTGAGAAAGATATCGCGTTACGTTTTCACTTTCCATACCTGTAGTAGGACCAGCCTTTATTTCATATTGAAACCTATTCCCAATATCCGTAATATCGTTTCCTATCTCGCCAGTACCAAGCTCTTCGTTGATAACGATAGGTTTTCCTGTTCCATCCTTCATCTTTACTACCATACTTCTCTGTTCTGTAACGATCAGCGGAAGCATTTGACCAAACAATTTGCCAACATCATTGAAAAATATGATGTGCGATGCAATTGCTTCGTCATTAATGACTTTCATATTCTTTGTTATTTTATCCAATGCCACACCAGAAATTACAGTCTGCTGCGCATTGTTTGCGTCAACACTTGCACCGCCAATCTCATCAACAACCTGTTTCATAGTTTGTGACATTTGAATAAGCGACATCGAAAGCTCAGCTGGTCTTTCTCTTCGTATTGTTGCTGTATTTCCTCCAAAAACCATCCCACCCTCTAATTTGTTTATGTTTCTTGCTCCATCTATTTGTGTTTGAGTTTCTACATGCTCTGGGCTAAATAAATACTTATCAGACGTACATGCTTTTGATTGTGTGGCAATCTGTGAGTTTATGTAATTGTAAAGCCTTTGAGCGCCCTGAAGGTGATACCCAAAAGGAACAGTAAATGTTGGGTTATCTGGCGTCCAGAAAGTTCCTGCTGGGTGATATAAAATTGGCAAATCATTTGTCGGGAATTTTTTAGGTTCTTCAATATTGATATCATTACAAATTCGCTTGAAATATATGCAATCAACTGTCCCTTGCGTT